GTCAAACCATTACTGCTCTTTACTAGTTGCTCAACTTCGTCACTAAACCTTGATTGTGTCATAAATTTATCATCAAAATAATCCATTTACCCTCCCCTCGAACTCTTGGATGTACTCTTTTAGGAGTGAAAAATAAGTGTCTAGATCTTTTTTAATGAAAACCTGACATTCCCCAGACTCAGTTGCAATAATAGTAACTAATTGGTCAACTTTAACTCCTGTGCGTTCATAATACATTGCAGCATATGCTGTCTCTTGAACAAAATAATTTTCAATCCATTCCTCTTTCTTCAACTTGCCTGAGGTTTTAAAGTCAATTATACTAAGGATGCCATCAAACTCAGCAATACAATCAACCCTACCAGCAAGACGTAGATAATCAGAGTAAAGAGGGGCTTCCAAAGCATGTATATTATTAATGCGATTAAGAGTCCCTTTGCAAACTTTGAAGAGAATAGTCGGGAGAATTTCCTCATCACTAAGTTCTTGGTTTTGGAGGTATGCTTCAATTATAGCATGAAGACTGGTGCCCCGTCTAGTGGCACGTTCAGAAACTCTATTTGCTTCCTCTTCACCAACTCTTTTCCTCCATTCCATAATCTTTTTTATGGATCGAACAGAAGTAACAGTGGTTACTGATGGATACTTCTCTCCACCAGGGGTAGGATAAAATCTCTTACCGTCAATCTCCACGGACTCCAATTCAATTAAAGGAACTGGAGTCCCGACAAAGTTAAACATAATTAAAAACCAAGATTAATTTTACTAATAAGATAAGAACGAACCAGTCCAGAACGAACAATATCATCAACACCAAATTCAACACAACAGAATTCTTCCATCGTTTTAAGAATTTTCATGAAGTCTAGCACTCCATTCTTTTCATTCTGCTTTACTAAGTCAGACTGTGAAATATCTCCAGAGAAAACAATCTTAGCATCTTGACCAACACGAGTAATCATAGAATCAAGTTCATGAAAATTCAAATTAGAAAATTCATCAACAATGATGATACAATTATCAAGGGTAACACCACGGATATATGATGTACTCCAAAACGAAATAGTTTCCTGAGATCTCAGATTATCATACAGCATTTCAAATGCATTGTCATCTGGCATTTCAAACATATACTTTACCATACTCTTGTATGGGATCTGATATAATGAAGACTTATCTTCATGATCACCAGGAAGGAATCCAATTTCTCTAGTTGGGACTAGAGAACGTACAATGTAAATCTTGTCATAAGGTGTATTTGGATTTAATACTTCCTTGAGTGCAAGGAAGATGCTGATAAATGTTTTTCCAGTTCCAGCTGCACCATGAAGAATAAGATTCTTACCATCTTCCCAACATTCAAATACTCGTTTTTGTCCTTCAGTTAAAGGTTTAATATCTAAAAGGTATTCTTCATTAATGGGTTTCTTTCTTCGCATTTGTTTGGTACTTATTACATTACCATTGCTACCATTAATCTTGGTCTTGCGAGTTCTTACTGGCATTATGTGAATCTACTAAGGTTTGCTCGGGGATGTGCCTTTTGCACTTTAGACATTACTTCTTTAAATGCATCGGATTGTTTAGGTTCACCATAAGTAACACCACCAATGCCAGCAGTCCAGTCTTTATCCCAATCGGGATTGTCCTTTCTCCACTGCTCGTATGCACTCATAGTCATATAGATCTCTTTGGTTTCACCAGTTTTGGTGTTTACCACAGGATAAGTAGGCATAACATATCTCCTTACGTTTATTTAGTTGCTTCCGATACGCTTTCAGTAAACTCCTTTTTAAGTTCCTTGCGAATCTTTTGATAGAAGTCAAGAATATCATGGTTATTGTTATACACTAATCCACAATCCTTTGCAATTTGAATTACTTCTTGGTTATTCATTGGGATGTCTCCATTTCATTAGTACCAGAAACTAGTCTTACTTTGTATATGGGAACTAGTTCTTCATGCTCTTCGGGTCCAAGTTTATATTTAACTCGAAGTTTATTATCAATTAAGGTTGGATCTAACACAGTACAATATACCCAAAAAGTATCAATTCCTTCCTGATGTCGATATTCGTAATACATTTTAGTCGATCCTAATACAGGGTTGAACATTTTCCCAGTCTCTACAATCACATTTACCATCACACCATCCGAGTGCTTCAGCAACATTAGGGAACTGACAGATGAATACTTTCTTTGCTGCTTCAGCAATGTCCATATGTTCTTTCTGTGTTCCATGAGCGGAACGAAGATTGATATAATGAATCCACGAACGGCACGAGCCAGTCATGTAAATTCTGGTTGGTACTGCCAAAGGGAGTACGAAACGTGCTGATTCCTTTGCCACTCCCGCAGAAAGCATATCATCATACAGATCCATAATGTCTGCAAACAAATGCTTGGTGCGACGTTCGAAACTCTTCTTGAGTTCTGGGTCAAGATCATCAGTAGAGTTCTGACGATTCTTAGTATCCTGTTTACGAAGTTCTGGGACAGGAATCTCTTCAGTCAGAAGAGATGCATCAGCATATCGTTGCGAAAATTCTTGAAATGTAAATGAACGGTGACGAAGAATTTGAGCAGCGATTCCACGATTGGTTTCAATTTCAAGGGTCATCAATGATTATGCTTAATACAATAAGCAAGCAACTTGGAATAGTTTTCGTTGTCTTGATTCGCAGGATTGCTAACTCTAGCAATATATGCCATTGTCTTTTCTGCATCTGGGGTTACCGAAACTAAACAAACTTTAGCCATTAGATCTTTTACCTCTCAATACTCTTGCAACAATTACAATCCCTAGGGATTCAACGTAACCTATGTTAGCAAAGTTGAACATCTTTGTCAAGGACATGTTAAATGAAACCATGAACAGCAGTGGAAGAATTACTGTATATGCAATCAAACTATTAATAATTGCCATTCCTTTTTCAGCATTCTCTTGCTTTTCTTGTTCTTCTATTTGGGTTTGAAGTTGTTCCTCTTCTTCTTTAGCTGGACCTCTAGGATCCAGATACACTGTTGTTTTCTTAGTCATCTTTTTTACAATCAAAAGTCCACGGAGCACAGAGTCTCATCTCTCCTCCTAGAGATTGACACTCCTTAGTATAGCACACTGTAGGATCAATCGCACTATCAATAAATCTAGGTTTATCAACTCCCGATTCTTTCAAACCAGATTTTCTAATGTAGTCATCGATAGCATTATCCACATCCCGTTTGATCCTGCGTTCTAGTTTCGCAGGATCTTTAATAACAAACTCATTGAGTATAGTTTGCGGGAAATATTTCCTTTGAATTTCGTCCAGTAAGTCCCATAGTCCATCTTGTGATACCCCCGTACATTGAGAAAGAGTACCAATCACCGCAGAGAGAACTACTCCGATGATTGCGTACTCTTTAATACCTGGTTTCTTTTTACCGAAGTTAAAGTTCATTTCTTCTTCTTTAAATTAGGATCTTGCCAAAGTTTTGGATTCACCGAACCTTTAGTCCACTCAATTGAAAGAAGTTATCATAATAATAATCAAAGATTTCTACTCGTTTATGTGAAATACAAATATCATACTTCGCATGTCCTTCATCGATATATGAGACAAGATAAGAATTCAAAGGTAATGTTTTGTCTTCTGCATCTTGTGGTGAACAATCTTTTTTATATATCTTCATGCACCACGATTCCCCCAAACGATTTGAGGAAATGCTTCTTCAACACATGCTCTAGTAATCTTATACTTCTTACCAAGTTTCTTATCTTTCGTTAGAACCATAAGTTCTGCTTCAGAACTATGAAGACCTTCTAACATTTGAATAAACATGGTCTCTCTTTTCACCTGAGGAATGTTAGCATTCCCATTAGCAACAAAGTAATAGAACCTCTTAGACTCCTGTTCCAACAATGTATGTTCCGTACCTGCTGGTGCCTCATTAGGTGTGTATGGAACCTCACCCTCAGGTAGAAGAGACTTAACAGACTCATCAAAATTCCAAATCAAAATAGATCTAAGGGTTTGAGTATTATACTCATGCAGTAGTTTAATCTTTTCTGCTTTGGTTTTAGCATTAGAGACCTTTTGAAGCACTTCAGAAATTAACAATCTCATTTTAAAATTCTCCTATTCTATCGAGCATATCATTCAATCCATGCATAGCAAAGTATGGATAAAGTTTTCCCCTCTTATGTGGAAGGTTAGATTCATAACTATCTATAATAGTTTTCTCAACTTCCTCAGGGATATAATTGAAGTCAATCAATTGACGATTTCTTTCATATTGACGCTTAGTTACTTCGTCTCGGCAGAATTGTTCTGGAGACATATCTAACCACATATCAATGTTTTTCTTACTAAGAGGTTTCTGCCTTTTGTTTTCAACAAAAGTATCATCTTCAGAGAGAAAGTTCGGGATACCATCAGAACGATCACCTTTAATGGTGTGCTCCAAAATATATGCCTTTGGATCACTACCAATGATGAACTTCTTTTGAATTGGATTAAACTGCTTCACAAAAGGATACTTCTGTAATTGAATGAAATCTTTATCTCCAGACAGAATTAAAACTTTAACTGCTGGTTGCATATCCCTCTGCAATCTAATATTAGCAGTGCCCTGATACTTGGTCAGAACAGCGATAATATCATCTGCCTCCGCACCATCTACATCCATGATTGTATAAGGTAGATTGTTGCGAAATTCATCTCTGAGTTTATTTAAAGTGTCAAAAATATTTGACCAGTTGTGATTAGATTTCTCACGATCTCGTTTTCTGGTTCCTTTATAGTATGGAAATACTTTCTTTCTCCAATAGTTTTTAGAATCGTAACAAAGAATTAGTTCACCATACTCTTTGTAAAATTTACTTCGATACATTCTCAAAGAATTAAGGACCATGTGCCTCACAAGGTCCTCTTCTATTTCTTTGCCATGTGCCAGTTGCACCATCAGGTTTGAGATCATCACCTGATTCATATCAATCAGAATCATACTAGACCCTATTCATCTTCCTCGTCAATCATAGCATCTTCGTCAGAGAAATGCAAGTAAATCAGTTCGTCTTGAATCACGTTCCCATCCTCATCTAACATTTCTGGATGAACAATTGATTTAGCATACGCAGCATTATCAATAAATGCTTCAACATGATCTTTTAATATCCAGGATAATATAAATCCACCAATAAAAGATCCAATAGTTATAAAAAAAGACAGATATAAAAACTGTAAACTCTCCATCGGGTTTCCTCCTAGGTACTACGTTATAATGAAACCCAACCTCCTAATTTGTACTCAAGAGTATTTATGGTTACAGAAGACTGTTATTCTGGAAGTATTGAATTGCATCAGTACATCCACCTATTCTTTTATTATCTACAATAATCTGAGGAAAGGTAGCACCTTGTCCAAACTCACTATAAAATTGATCTTTATTAAATTGCTCATCTAAAACATACTCAGTATAATTCCATCCCTTTAGACGATAAACTTCTTTAATTTTATCACAAAAAGGACATCCTCTTTTTGTGTAAATTACAGTTACGTTTGGTGCCATTACTTCTTCTCATATATGAACATCGGAATGACAGGATTCGAACCTGCGACTTCTCGCTCCCAAAGCGAGTGCTCTACCAAACTGAGCTACATTCCG